TCACTCCCCTCCTCTAAATCGTTTTCGTGCCGCCGTCAGCGGAATAGCGAATAAAAGCGCCGTCCCGATATTCAGAACCAAATTGCCCCATACCCCATGCGCGATCGTAAACGCGCAGTCGATTACGAACCAGACACCAAGGGGTACTGCAATTGCGTCCCAAGCCCATTTCTGCCCCGCCTCAAATGGTCCGCGCGCCACCAGGATGATCCCCGTCATCCACCCCGTCATCACGGCCCCTATGATTCCGTTCGCGAAATAGATATATCCTCGCGTTGTCTCAGGCGCCGCCACAGTCTCCACCCTCTGCTGGTAATAGACAAGATTAAAGAAGAATGCCCCCGTCTCTGGCGCCAAAAGCAATACGCAGCTCAGCGCCAGAATCACTGCTGCGGCGGCTTGGATCATTCGCGACCAAAATTTCAGATCAGGTGTTCTCGCCATTTTCTTCCCTATCCCAATCCGCTTATCAAAATCGGCCGTTTTCCCACGATCTCCAAGCCGAATCCCTCCAGCCCCACTGCCTTCAGCGGAGAGTTCGTCAATAATTCAATTTTTCGCAATTGCAGATCCCGCAAAATCTGCGCCCCGATCCCCACCTGATGCTGCAGCTTCGTTTCCCCTTCCGACGGTAACCCTGTCCGGCTATGCGCCAAAAGCCGGCCCGACTCCTCTCGCGCCCCTAGCCGCGTCAAGTTCCCATGGTGCAGATACACCACTACTCCCCGGCCTCGCTCGGCAATCATTCGCATCGATCCCTCAAGCAGACTCCGGCAGTCGCACGCCCGGCTCCCGAACAGATCCCCAAATGGGCAGTGGCTGTGCATCCGCACCCAAACCGGCTCGTCTCCCGCTAAGTTCCCGCTAATCAGCGCGGTGTGCAGATGTTGATCGAGGACATTCTCGTATACCAGCATCCGCATCGGACCATGGATCGTGTCCAACATCCCCTCGCTATGCCGCCGTACATAGCTCTCATGCTTCAACCGGTAACGGATCAAATCCGCCACCGAGATCATCTTCAGCCCATGTGTCCTCGAATACTCAATCAGTTCCGGAACCCGCGCCATCGTCCCGTCCTCGTTCATGATTTCGCAGATCACACCCGCCGGCTTGCGGCCCGCCAGCCTCGCCAGGTCCACTGCCGCCTCGGTTTGTCCCGCCCTCACCAGTACGCCGCCGCTCTGCGCTCGCAGCGGAAACACATGTCCCGGCCTCGCCAGATCTTCCGGCGTGCTCTCCTCGGCCAGACATACCGTGATTGTCCGCGCCCGGTCACCCGCGCTGATCCCTGTCGTTACACCCGTCTTCGCATCCACCGATTCCGTGAATGCCGTCCCGAAGTTTGATGTGTTGATTCTCGACATCAATGGCAACCCAAGCTTGTCGCACAACTCAGGCGCCAATGCCAGGCACACCAGCCCACGGCCATGCACCGCCATGAAGTTGATCAACTCCGGCGTTACGGCATCCGCCGCGAACGTAAGATCCCCTTCATTCTCCCGGTCCTCATCGTCTACTATCACTACCATCTTGCCGGCGCGGAAATCCTCTATCGCCGACTCGATCGAATCAAAACCCATATATCCTCCATTGTCGCCGACTCCGGCCCGACCCCGTTTCACCCCCGTCTGGCAAGGCCGCCGCCTTCCTATCTCCGCCCAAAGTCCCTCCTTTCGGCCTCGAAAATAGATTCCCATTGGTTTGTACTTTTTATTTCCTTTCGAATCAAGGAAATACCGGCCAATGGAAAAAAAACACATCCTCCCAACGCTAATTTCTTTCTGGGGTAACTGCCCTGCAGATACGAACTAACAGAAAGTTACGAAGCGATTGTTTCGTATTCGAGAAGAAATGGACTTGACGCAAATTGCCGATGCCCTCCAGCCTCATCCGGAGTACCGCGCCTGGCTTCCCACCCTAGAGATGTACCGCGATCTCTACGCTGGCGGCGCCCAAATGAAATCCAAGGCCAGCAATTATCTCTACCGACGCCACCGTGAACCCGCCGAAGTTTACCAGGAAAGAGTCTCCCGCGCCTTTTACGAAAACTACATCGGCTCCATCATCGATTGGTACGCTTCTACTCTGTTCCGGCGCGAGCCGATCCTTACTGTCGAAGACAGTTCACGCCGCGCCAGCAAGTATTACTTTGAATTTTTCAATAATTGCGACCGCAACGGAACCTCGATTACCGACTTCCTGCGCAAGCGCTTCATTGAAGCTCTCATTTTTGGGAAAGCTTTTATCGCGCTCGAATTTCCCAAACTCGCTGCTGCCTTCAGCAGCCGCCTCGAGGAAGAAGCCCTCGGCGGAGATCGTGGTTACCTTACCTCGATCCACCCCGCCGACGTCATCAACTGGCAGGCCGGTCCCGATGGCCGCGTCACCCTCTTCGTGGTGCGTCTGGCCGGAGAACGCCACGCCGGCGCTCTGGCCTCGTCCGCTGAACTACTCCGCTACCTAATCTACGACGAAACCAGTTACTTCATCGTTGAAAAAGAATCCGATGACTCTAACTCACTCCGCGTGATCGAATCCGGTCCGCACTCCTGTGCCTCCGAATTCCGCGTCCCCATTTTCGAAATCGCTCTCAGTGACGGATTGTGGCTCATGAACAAAGCCGCTCACCTCCAGATCGAGCACTTCAATAAATCAAACTCGCTGTCCTGGTCGCTTGGCATGGCCCTTTACGCCACACCGGTTATCTACAGCAAGCGCGACTGGAAATCGATCCTCGGCGAGTCTTATTACATCCACCTCGATCCTGAGGACAAATTCGGTTGGACCGAACCTGAAGGCAATGTCTTCCGCATCGCTATGGAAAACCTCGCCCGTCTTCAGGAGGAGATCTATCGTACTTGCTACCTCATGGGGCAGTCACGCAGTTGGCTCTCCGGCTCCGCTCAGGTCAGCGGTTACAGCAAACGCGCCGATTACCAGATCACCCAGGAAGTGCTTCGCGCCTATGGAGATTCCGTCAAGGACACCCTGAAACGTCTTCTGCAGGTCCTCGTCCACGTTCGCAAGGATGATTTACGGATCTCCGTTTCCGGTCTCGACGAATTCGAGGTGGGAGAGTTCAACGAAGAACTCGACGAGGCCGAAAAGCTCTTCCGCCTCGGCCTGTCCTCCAGTACGTTCCGTAAGCAAGCCCTCAAGAAGCTCGCTTTCAAGTTCCTCGCCGACATCAACGAAACCACAAAAGAGCGAATTGCCGCCGAAATTGAAGCCCAGATCGACAAAGGAGAACAAGAATGAACTCAAACAACGATTCTTCCCTTCCGGTAAGTCCTTCGCCGGATCTCAAAAAACTCATCCATGAGGTTTTTGAAGAGTACTCTTCCGTGCAACACAAACGTACCGAACCCGCCTACAAGGCTGAACTCGAAGAAGAACGCCGCAAGCGGGAATTGATGGAAAAGCGCCTCAACGAAGTCATCGAAGAGAACCGCCGCTCCAAAGCCCGCGCCGAATCGATGGAGCGCGAAACTGTTATCCGCACCGAACTCCAGCGCCTCGGCGTCGCCAAGCTCGACTTAGCCTTTAAAGCTGTCAAGGACGATATTCAGCGGGACTCCGATGGTTCCCTCCACGCCAAGGGCACTGAAGGTCCCATTCCGGTAGCGGAATTCCTCCGCAAATTCGTGGATGACAATCCCGAACTGCTGCCGGCACGAAATTTGGGTGGGAGCGGTACAACCTCTTCCAGCCGTTCCTCCCAATCATCCCCGGGAGTCGATATCAATTCGATTCGGCCGGGGATGAGTAAAGAAGACATGGCCCGAGCGCGCAAGGAAATCGCGCGCCTGGCTGGCCTGCTGATCGAATAACTCAACTTACAAAGGAAATTCAATGCCTTCTATTACCGATGCGAATCTTGCAAATGCGATCGTGAAGCTCGTTGCGGCCGATGCGCTGCCTGCCCTCATGGGCAATCTTGTGATGGGTAACCTCGTCAATCGTGACTTCGAGCCCACCCTGGCAAAAGCTGGCGACACGGTCAATGTTCCCGTGCCGCCGACCCTGATCGCCAATAACCTCGCCCGTGGCGGCGCGGTCGTTACCCAGAATCCCAACCTCGGCAATGCGCAGATTGTTCTGAACACCCACGCCGAAGCTACTTTCCAGATCCCCGATGTCACCAAGGTTCTGGCCGTACCTGACCTGCTCAAGCTCTATATGGAGCCCGCTATCGTCGCCCTCGCCGAACGTGTCGAAACCGATCTGCTCGCGCTCGCAAATACCTTTACGGCCAACACGCCCCTCGGTGCCGCCGCTACTCCGCTCACCGAACAGGTGGTGGACGACGCGGAAACCGCTCTCTTCAACGCCAAGGTTCCGGCCAGCGCTCAGAAGTATCTGGTTGTCGATGCCAGCGGCTACTCCGCCCTGCGTCAAAATCCCCGCTTCAGCGAATACTCCCGCGCGGGCGAAGCGGGTCTGAAAGCCATCATTGAGGGCAGCATCGGCCGCCTCAAGGACTTCTACGTCTTCCGGTCCCAGTTCGTCCGTAAGTCTGGCAGTCCGTTGACCACCTTTAACTTGGCCTTCGCCAAGAACGCCATCGGTCTCGCTGTCCGCCGTCTTCCGCAGCCGCTGCCCGGTACCGGCGCCGTCGCCGAATACGCCGAACTCGGCAACTTCGGCGTGCGCGTCGTCATGAGCTATCAGCCCGACACCCTGTCCCAGCAGTTCACCGTCGACTGCTTGTACGGCTGCGCCATTCTCCGCAACAACCACGGCGTCCAGGTGCGCAGCTAGCACTCAGACGTCCTCTCTCGACGGGACCGGTCCCTCGGGGCCAGTCCCGTTCTTTCCTCAAACCACGAATCGAGCAAAAGCCCATGGCCTTATTGAAAGATCAACTCATCACCTGCCTGACCGACTGGATGGCTTACGACACCAAATTGACGATCCTTTCCGAACAGGAATCCACCTCGATCGAAGCCAAATCGCGCCTCGCCCAGAACGAAATCGAAACCCAGGTCACTGGCTTCCTGCTCCGTCAGAGCGGCCTGTCCGAGTTCGCGGCGCGAGAGCTTCTCTCCCAGATCGTTGTTACCGAACCCCTTGCGCGTTGGCACAGTCTCCTCACCCTGAGCCTGTTCTATACCGACATCGCCTGCTTGCAGAACAACACCCTTCATCGCGATCAGGCCCGGTATTACGACCTGAAAGCCGACGCCGCCCGCGTTCAACTCTTTGAAACCGGTATCGGTATCGTCTATCAGCCCATCCCCAAAGCTCCCTTGCCTTTCGTTGTGCTGGCTCCTGGCGCCAACGCTCCGCGCTTCCTCCGCGCTCGCGTTCGCTTCGTTTCCGCCAGCGGCGCCGTCGGCGCCCTCAGCTCCGAGTTCAATCTCGATCTAACAAACGGCGAGACCGCTCAGTTGAGCTTCGCTTCCCTGCCGGCCAATGTATCCGGCTGGTTACTCTTCCTCGGCGAAACCTCTGATCCGCTCTACCGCGCCACCACGGCTCCGGTCCCCGCCGGCGCCACCGTCGAGGTTACACCCTCCCTGCCCGCGATCGGCGCCCCGGTTGCCAACCCGGAAGCCCAACTCCCGGACCAATACTTCATTCATTCGCCCCAGCTCTGGAGATAGCCATGAACCTCTCATCCCGCGCCGTCTCCGCCGCGCGCGAATTGCTCAGTGGCCCCTCCGGTCTCAAGGTCAGCATCGAGACCATCGAGGAACTCCGCGGCTCGCTCGCCACCGAAGCCCGCTTCACGGTCGATACTTCCTACTGGAGTGCGAAGCTCGCTGATCGCATTCCCGACAACCGTTTTCCCCGCGTCTCCATCGCGCTCACGAAAATGTATCGGGGTCAAAAAGATAAACTGGCCGATTTCAGCGCCTTGGCCGGCTTGCAGTTTGAACTCACTCTGACTCACGAAAAAGCCGCCGATCTCCAGTCCGCCCTCGGCGACTATGTCGATGCCCTCTGCGATGTTCTCAATCGCAATCAGGGCCTCTGGGCCGACGGCGTCTTCTATGCCGGCGGCTTTCACGTCGACGTTTCGCCCGTTTCCCGGGGCGGCCTCAACTTCGTGCAAAACGCCACGATCTCTTTCGAAATTCACCTCTGGCAGGAATAACCATGGCTAACGAATACATCGCCTCTTTGTCCAATCGAATCTTCCTTAAATCGGAATCCGATTTTCCCGGCTTAGCCTCCATGGCTGACGCCCAATTGGCGCCCGTCACCAGCTTTGCGCTGACGAGCAACCGCAAACAACTCTTTCGCCGCGACAAGACAGGCTTCCGCTCGGAATCCCCCGTCCTCGGCCCACAGCGTGAATTGCTTGAGTTCAATCTCGAAAGCTACGGCACCGGTTGGTCCGGGTCCACCTCCAAGCCCGCTATCGCTCCCCTTCTTGAAAGCGGCATGGGCAATGCCATGGCCATCGGCGCCACTCTCAAGGTCAGTGCCGCCTCCAGCGTCAACGTGACTCTCCAGGCCGATGCCAACCTTACCATTGGCATGGGCCTCGCCTTCGGCGCTGAAATTCGTTTCGTCGCCTCCATCGCCGGTCCCCGCGACTTCACTCTCAACGCGCCCTTCTCGGTTCAACTGGCCCCTGCCTCCGATCTCCAGGTCTGCGCCAATCTCGCCCCGGGCGATGCCGTCCGTCCGCTCTCGATCCTCGATACCTGGGCTCCCGCTCAAGCCGTGCAGCGCCTCGTGAGCGGCGCCGTAACCGATCAGATGCGCATTCGCGTCAACAACGATTTCCTCGAGGTCGAAACCCGCGGCTACGCTACCTCCCTCTATGACAATGTCAGCGGAGTGGGCGGCGTCAACTTCCAGTTCCCCGATCCGCCCCCAGCTGCCCAGTCGGCCATCAGCGCCCCCATCGCCGGCCACCTCGGTCAGGTCTGGATCGGCTCGCCCGCCTCGCGTTTCTGCACCCTCACGCAGGCCGAAGTTCGCATCGAGAACAACATCGAACCCCGCACGGACGAGTTCGGCTGCTACGAAACCAAGGGTTTTGTCCTCGGCCGCCGTAAGGTCTCCCTCGACCTCACCCTCTTTGAGCGCAATGACCTCATCAGTCAGGTCCTGTACTCGAGCGCCACACTCAACCAGCCCCTCTCCGTCATGCTCCAGATGGGCACCCAACCCGGCTCCCTGTTTGCCATCTACCTGCCCGCCGTCCTCTTCCCGGTACCGGCTTTTAACGACTCCCAGCCTCGCCTGCTCTGGCAGTTCCGCAACGCTCTCGCCCTGGGCGCTGCCAACGATGAAGTCTTCCTGGCGATGCGATAACCCATGCAGCTCCTTCTCGAGTCCAGTTATCCCTCCGCCGCGCACCCGGGTCTCATGATCCGGGTGCGCCGCATCTCACTGTCCCAGCGGCTCGCTTTTCTCGCCGCCAATCATGAGCTCATGAGCCGGATCCGCTTTCTCGCCGCCTCCCCCGAGCCCAACCCACAAACCCTCGCTGCCATGGCGTCTCTCGAGTTGGATCTCAGCCACGCCGTCCTCGATCTCGGCCTCATCGCCCTGGAGACCGCCGATCCCGATTCCGGCATTCCTTCTCGCGATATCGACTGGATTCTCCATCAGGCCCCTTCCAGCCTCTGCCTGGAAGTGCTCGCCCGCGCAAGCGACGAAATCGCCCTCAGCGAGACCCGCCGAAAAAATTAGTTGCCGCCCTCCAATACCTGAATTCCAGCCCCCGCTGGGAGTGCGGCTCTTGTCGTCTGCGGGGGCTTGAGACCACACGCCGCTGCGGTTTCCTCCATCTGGAACCCGCCGCGGCTCCTGTCTGGGCCGGCTCCTCGGCTCTCTTTTTCGCCTGCCCCGAAAGCTCCATTGAGCCCATGGCGCATTACTGGATTTCGCTTTCCCGCTGGACTGCCTCCGTCGACCCCGCCCAGGCCCTCGCCTGGCCCGCCGCCGACTGTGACGCCCTCCTGGCCATCCGAACTCATCTCAAGGATTCCGACCATGAATAACGACACCAACAAAGACAAAACCTCCAACCCAGGCGTGAGCATCGGCTCCATCCTCAATTCCATGATCGAACAGCTGACTCTCAACAGCCTCAACGTATCCAGTCAGGTGCAACAGCTCTCGAACAATACCCACAGTTCGCTCGGCCGCATCGTCAACGCCGTCGCCAATCCTCAGTCCAACTCCCAGTCCTCCGGCGTCGCCAATCAGTTACTCTCCGCCTTCAACCCCCTCTCTTCCCGCCGTGGCTCCGACCTCCTGTCCACCCTCTTCCTTGGCCCGGTTTGGCGCGGCATCTTTAACATCTTCAATGGCCGCTCCTCCTCAAGCGAACCACCAGCCTTGACCCCCTTCGAGTTTCCCAACCCAACACGCACCGATGTTGCCGCCTCCTCCTCTCGCGACCAGGCCCCCGCCGCCCTCCGCCGCGACTCCCTCGGCCTCGCTCAAGCTGCCCCCCCTGCTCCCACGCCCGTCAACATCACCATCCAGGCTCTCGATGGCCGATCCATTCTCGACCGCAGCGATGATATCGCCGCCGCCCTCCGCAAGGCCATGCTGTCCAATCACGAAATCAATGACAACCTCGGTGAGCTCTAGCCATGACCTTCCCGCAGCTTCTCTCCGGCCAGCTCGCCCAATACTCCGCCCGCCGCATCGAACCGGCCCGCCACCAGGAACACTTCTTCCTCGGTGGCCAGCGCCAAACTCACGCCACTTCCAACCAGCCACGAACTGTCTGGCAACTCAACTACTCCCAGCTCAATGAGGAAGAAGCCCGTTCCCTGCGTTCTTTCTTCGAGTCGCTGCCCGTAAACGATTTCTTCGACTTCATCGACCCCTGGACCGGTGAGACATTCCCGTCTTGCCGCCTCGCTTCCCCCACTCTCAACCTCGTGGCCGGTCGCGACTTCCGTTACTCTCTCGAACTCGAGGTGCACCATGTCTGACCCCATCGTCTTCCCTCATCTCGATGGCGGCGCCATCGCCCAATTGCCCATCCGTCTCACCATCGAACGTCTCATTCCGCGCCTCCTGTTTCCCGAAGGCAGCGAGATCCGTGATTCCCAGAACAGCCTCCTGCGCTACTCCTGGTCGCTCGCCTACGACAATCTGAGCGACGCCGAATGGCAGCGTTTCCGCAGCTTCATCGCCCTCACCGGCCACGGCGCCCGCTCCTTCGCCTTCCCCGACCCCCTCGGCAACCTGCTCGCCGCCTCCCGCGATCTCACGGCCTCCGTCTGGCTCGCCAGTCCCGGCCTCACGGTCGCGCCCTTCGCCGATCCCGGTCAGCCCGCGGCTTTCATCCTGACCAATCCCACTCCAGCGCCCCTGTCCTTGTCCCAATCCGTCAGCCTCTCCGGCCCCTTTGCCGCCTGCTTCAGCCTCCGGGCCCGCTGGACTTCTCCAGTCAATTTTTCGATTTCTCTCGGCGATGATTCAGGCAGCACTCCCCGCATTTGCCTCGCTGGTCCCTGGAGGTCTTTCCACGTGTCTCATTCCCCGGCACCCGCCCCGTCCTCGCGCATCGTCTCGATTACCGTGCCCGCCACCACCCAGATCCTCGTGGCCGCACCCCAACTCGAGATCGCCTTCCAGCCTGGCGCCTATCATGCCACCTCATCTGATTCCGGGCTCTTTCCCCATGCCTGGCTCGATCAGTCTGACTTTGTTTCTCAATCCAACGCGCCAGGTGCGCATTCCATCTCTCTTCGAATTGTGAGCCAGAGATCCTTATGAGCCTCTTCCAAGATAAAGAACTTCCCTCCGTTCCCGTGACTTCCCTGCTGTGCGAAGTCACGCTCTCCGATGGCGCCAGCCGCTTCTGGGCTGACTCCCGCTGCCTGGACGGTTCCCGTGAATACGAGGCCCGCATCCATCCCGGACAGAGCACCCGTTGGAAGCTCACCAGCGACGTCTCCAGTGAATCCGCCGGCCAGCTCTCCCTCGTGCTCGCCGATCACGATGGCTCGATCGCCCAGCTCTACCGCACCGGTATGCTGCTCGGCGCCAAGGTCCAGTTTTCCGCCGCCATTCTCTCCGGCCGCAACGTCACTTCCAAAACCGTCCTCTGGACCGGTCTGCTTGACACTGTCAGCGACCTCGATGGTGCTTCCGCCCGCCTCAACGTCATGAGCCGGCTTAGCGCGATCCGCTCCAGCTTCCCCCCCATGCGCATTCAAAAAGAATGTTCCTGGGCTTTCCCCTCCAACTCCACCGAACGCCAACTCGCCTGCGGTTCCGGTGAGGATGGCCGCTACTCGCCGCTTTTCCGCTGCGGTTATTCCCCCGATGTCGCCGGCGGCGCTGGTAACCTCGACTGCGCCCAACCATTCACTTCTTGTAACTTCACCCGCCGCGATTGCGAATCGCGCGGTATGTTCAGCAAGGATTCCGCCAACCGGCCCACCAATCGCTTCAGCGGCTTTGAATTCATTCCCCCTTCCTTCCTGGTCCGTGGCCATGGCGAATCCTCCGGCCGTGTCTCCAACCTCGTCAGCCTCGACACCCGCTACAACGACGTCGTCCCCGTCGTCTATGGCCAGGGCTGGCTCCAGGCCCCCGTTGTCTTCTCCCGTAACGACGGCAATCTCACCCGTTCCGAAGTCCTCCTCGGCCTCGGTGAAATCGATTCCGTCATCAAAGTCGTCGCCGACGGCTATGAAATCCCCGAGGGCGTCGATGGCCGCAATCAAACCGGCACCGGCTGGTACAACCTCGTCAGCACCGGCAACCGCAACGGCAACCGCAATCTCGGCTTTGCCGACGGTTCTGGCGCTCCCGTTGGCGACCCTTATGGCAGCATGGCCTACCTCAATCTCGTCTTGCCCAATCGCATCAACGATGGCAAGCGCAGCCCCAAGGTCCAGGTTCTCCTCAAAGGCCTCAAGCTGCCCATCCTCTCTTCCACCGGCGATCTCGAAAGCTTCTCCTGGTCCGCCAATCCCGCCTGGATTCTCTGCGATATTCTCCGCCGCACCGGCTGGAAGCTTCCCGAACTCGATCTGGCTTCCTTCCGCGCCGCCGCCTCCTTCTGCGACCAAACCCTCGAGGCTCGCGACGCCAATGGCAATCTTCGTCAGGTCCGCCGCTTCGAGTGCAATCTCGTCCTCAACCGCCGCTATAGCGTCGGCGAACTCCTGCGCTCACTCCGCCTCGGCTCCCTGCTCTTTCTCTTCTACCAGCCCGACGGCCGCCTCGCCGTCCGCCCCGAATCCACCATCGCCGCCCAACAGCCTGTCAAACCCGCTGGCAGCAATGCCCCCAGCCAGGTCAACAGCGGCTGGCCCGTTTATGAGTTCGGCGAGGGCTTGGGCCCCGCCGGCGGCATTCTCGTCAATAGCCGCCGCGAACCGGAATTCCGCGTCTTTTCCCGTCCCTCCCAGGATTCCCCCAACCGCGTCTCCTTCGAGATCCAGGATTCTCTCAATGAGTTCCAGCAGGACAGCATCTCGATTGCTGATACTGACGACATTCGCCTGCGCCGCCAGGAAGTCAACCAGGCCCTGCCCGCCACCGGCGTTCCAAACTTCGCCCAGGCCCAGCGCATCTGCCAGACCGCCCTTAATAAGTCCATCGCTGGCAATTTCTTCATTCAGTTCCGCACCTCCATTCGTGGTGTCCACATCCGGCCCGGCGATTTGATCGCCGTCAGCTATAGCCGCTACGGATTTGACCGCACCCTCTTCCGCGTTCTTGAGTTCCATCTCTCCAGCCGCCTCGACGAGATGGAAATCGTCGCCCAACTGCACCAGGATCATTGGTACTCCGATGATCCCGCCACCCGCTACGACCGCTCCCGCATTTATGCCTGGAGCAGTGCCTCGTCTCGTGCCATCTGCGGCACCGTCGTTGATCAGGGTGTCATCCGCTTTGCAGCCTCCGAAAGTCTCGCCGTCGATGACTCCGGCGCCCAGCGCTGCCGCCTTCACATCCCCTTCCGCCGTCCACTCGCGCAAACCGGCTCCACCGCCTCCGTTCCCCTGGTCAGCTTCAGTTATTCGGTCGCCTCCACCGGTGGATCGCTCGCCCCGGGTTCTTACTTCTACGCCTTGACTGCCGTTGATGCTCAAGGCCGTGAGAGCCTGCTCTCCAGCCTTGTTCCGGTCCGTCTCACCAGCGCCACCTCCACCAACCGTGTCACGCTCACCGGTATCAGTGCCGATTCCGCGACTCAGTCCCTGCGTCTGTATCGCGGCTCCTCCCCGAACGCTCTGCTGCGTGTGGCTGCCGCGCTGCCCGTCTCGTCTTCAGTCACCGACACCGGGACTCTCCTCGAGGCGCAACTGCCGCCCGATCCCAACTACAGCCGTCTCCGCGCTTGGTTCCGCCAGGTCTATCTCGTCGATCAGGCGCCCACCGCCTGGACCCCGCTTTCGATCACCCGCACTGCGCTCAACCTGATTCCTGATCGCTGGACCGGCAAGAAACTCGTGATCCGTTCCGGCAAAGGCGCCGGTCAGGAGCGTGTCATCACCGCCAACACCGCCGACACGATCCAATTCGCCGTGCCCTGGCTCATTCTGCCCGATGCTTCCTCGCGCTTCGCCATTGTCGAGACTGCGTTTAGCTTCGCTGCCGAATCCGATACCTCTGACATCGACGTCCTGCTGCCGCTCCAGACTGGCTCTTCCTTTGAAGTCAGTCTTCGCTCAGTGGCCCGCGACAACTCCGAACTCGACCCTCTCGATGCGCCCTCCCTCCTCTGGCAGGTCGGCGTCGGTGCCTCCGGCGGCTCCGATGCCGGCTTGCCCCCCGAGCCCGCCTTCACCATCAACCTGATTGAAGAAGGCACCATCGCTATCGGTCCCCTTTCCTTCACCATTCTCGAAAACCTCTCCACCGTCTACCTCGGCCAGCTCGGGCTGCTTTACTGGGACGAACTCTCCGCCCCCACTCCCCTCAGCCTCGCCGCCACCCTTAGCCCGGCAGACTCCACTCTCTCCATCGCCGGCCTCGCCGCGGCTCTCCCCGAAGGCGCCCCCCTGCAGATCGAAGAAGAAATCCTCGAAGTCTCCGGCGCGCCCGTCTCCCCCGGGGTCTATCCGGTCCTCCGTTCCCGCTATGGCACTCCCGCCGCGGCCTGCACCTCCGGTACGCCGGTCTTTGCCCTCTCCCGCTTGGAGACTACCATCCCCTTTGCTCCCGGTTACTTCAACTCCTTCTCCGCTCTCGGCTTCCGCCATCACATCCGCCTGCCAAACGTCCGGCTCTCCGCCGCCGGTCTCGTCCTCTGGAATCGCCTCGGCCCTGGCGCTCGCGGCGAGGCCAACTACACCGCCCTTTCCAACTTCGGCATTCGCTGCCTCAGCGGTGGCCAGCTGATCAACAGCATCCAGGGCTATCTAGCCATCGAGGCCTCCGCTGGCAACTCCCTGGTCCTCGACCGTAAGACCGTCGTCCGTGATGTCTTCGCCTACGTCCAGGAGCCTCCCACCGGTGCTGCCATCCTCATCCTGGTCCGCGTCAACGGTAACCCTTACTGCGAGCTAACCATCGCTCCCGGTAATTTCACTTCCAACAGCTTCAACGCGTTCAACCTCCCCGCTCTCCCCGCCACCTCCCGTGTCACGGTCGACATTCTCAATGTCCCCTCCGCGGCTCAGGGTCTGCCCGGCAAGGATCTCAACGTCGTTCTGCAACTCTGA